GCAAGAGCTGTTGAGCGGGAACGCCGTGCTGTCGCGTCTGGTACTGACCGAAAGAAAAACGTTGGCATGAAAGACGTAGTTAAAGACGTCTGGAATAACGGCTTCAAATTTCGGGGTGCCAAATAATGAAATGTCGTCGTTGTAAAAAACGCGCTGTTAAAATCCGAAAAATTTTTCGGAAAATCAAAGGAAAAAAGTAATGTCTTTGACTAACGCCAAGATGAATACGAACCCAATTTATACCCCTCAAACCATACGCCGCCAGACGGCGCGAGGTATTACATCTATTGATGCGGGTAAAATGGTTCCTATCGCTGCATATCCTTTGTTGCGCGAAGAAAGCATTGTTTCCGGCCGTGTACGTTTCAATTTTGAAATGATGGAAACGGCGGAAATGCTTATGAATGCCATTAACGTTCGCGTTATGGCTTATTTGGTCCCTACACTCGCATTTGAACGCTTTAGCGGTTCTATGGACCAATTGAACCGCTCGTATTCTGGTGAAAGCTTTAAAGGCTTGCCGGTAGTGCCTTATATCGAAACCCATCCAATGGGTGCTCACGGCTCTAATGCCGTTTATAAGTCAATTGGTCTTCATGCGCGGCCTGACCAACAGGTCAATACTGCCTACCTTGAGGCTTACAATTGTATTTGGAATTTCCGCGCTAAAAATCGTTCTGGCGATTTACAGCTCCGCGAACGCTTAGACCCGACCCTAGCTCCTGCCTTCTGGCAACATGAGCGCTTCAAGCATATCGTGCCTGATTTTGACCAAGCTATTATTGACGGTGAAGTTCGTTTGAACGTCCCGGAAGGACGGCTTCCTGTTGTCTTTGACAAAAAGCCGGCTAATCCGGGTTTCCGTATGGTCAATTCGACTGATGGTAAGCCGGTTACTGGCGCTTCGAAGCCTATGGGCGTAGATAACTTAGGATTTGTTTACAAAGACGGTGGCCCCGGCGCTGTATCGTTTGATCCTAACGGCCATCTTTGGGCCGAAATGCGCGAAATGGGTATTACTGTGTCGCTCTCGAATATCGAGCTTGCTCGAAAGACGCAGGCTTTTGCCAAGCTTCGGGAGCAGTATCACGGCCATGATGATGAATATATCATCAATCTTTTGATGGATGGTATCACCATTCCTGAGAAGGCGTTTACCCAGCCCATTTTGATTGGTGAGCGAAACACTGTTTTCGGCATGGCGAAACGTTTCGCGTCTGATGGTGCCAACCTTACTCAAAGCGTGGTGAACGGTGCAACGTTTGTTGATATGTCTTTGCAACTTCCGCGCATTCCTACGGGTGGCGTTATTATGGTCGTGGTTGAGATTACCCCGGACCAGATTTTTGAACGCCAGCGCGACCCGTATTTTCATATGCAAAGCACTGACCAATTCCCGCAATATCTGCGCGATACTTTGGACCCTGAAAAGGTGTCTGTCGTTCCTAATGAGTATGTTGATGTTGATCATAATAAGCCGAATGCTACCTTCGGTTATGGTCCTCTTAATTACGAATGGATGCGTGACGCGCCGCTAGTCGGCGGGAAATTCTACCGTCCTAAAGTTGACGCTGGCTTTAATGAAGATCGTCAGCGTATTTGGGCTTCTGAAACTAAAAATCCTACTTTGTCGGAAAATTTCTACATTTGTACCGACATTCATAAGAAGCCCTTTGTCGTTACCAACAAGGACCCGTTTGAGGTCACAAGTACGGGTGAAATGCTTATCCGTGGTAACACTGTGTTCGGGCCTGCTCTGCATGAGGCAACGAACGATTATGACAAGGTGCTTGCTAAGGCTCCGATGGACCGCATTGTAAAGGAACAAAAGTAACATGGTTATCGCGATTGGTGATTTGGATCGTTGGGTTAATTTGACTCCTAGCTCCACCTTGAAACTGGTGGGCGACGATCCTCGAAAAATCCGCCTTGATGTAAATGCTCAAGAAAAGGCTCGTCTTTTCTTGACTGATGCCGCGGGCGAAATTCGCTTCCTGTGTACCGTTACTGGTCGGGATCGTGTTGAGTTTTCCATTGGTGGAGATATTGGAATCTCGACGCCAGATGATGGCGTCTTTATCTCCACCCCTGAACTGGATGAAACTCATTTTGAGTACGAGGGCGAGGAAATTTATACGCGCATAGCTCAACGCGCTGCGCGTAACTACGACCTCGAGTTACTCATGGCAAAACAGGCGGAAAACTTTGAAAGACGAATGTATCAAATGGCAGGCGATATTGAGCGACGAGCCATTGAGCGATACGAGGTCGAAAGGGTCCTTAGCTCGCCAAGCCCTGCTCAAACTGCACCAGTCCAATCCGAACCACCAGAGGACGAAGGCGCACCCGCTGGAAGCCCTTCTTAGGATGGAGCCGGGGACTCCTGAACCCGTCCAGGTGGTCGATTATTCGACCGCCATGCGCTCCATGATTGATAGAGCGTATATTGATAGCCGTAAGTACGGCGATCAACAAAGGCGCGCCGATAGGATCGGCGCGCACCCCGATATTCTGGAATTTGAGAAACGATTGGTTACTCGTTTTCGGAAGCAATTAATTCCGCTATTCGCGTTATGCGTTAATCGGGGAGAACATGACCAAAACCAAGCCTATGTTCAAGGCCATAGCAAAGCTAAGTGGGGCGAGAGCGCCCACAACTACGGTATGGCCGTTGACGTCATTCATTGCGTCAAGGCTTATAATTTAGAGCGTAAGGCTTGGGATTTGATCGGTCATTACGGAAAGGAAATTTCCGTTCAAGCTGGTATTCCCATAGTATGGGGTGGGGATTGGAAGTTTTACGACCCCGCCCATTGGGAATTGGCTAATTGGAAACAATTAGTCGGGGACCAGCTACTTAGCTCTGCTAGAAAGGGAACGCTCAACTTAGGTTGAGTGTTTCCGCATGCGCCTTTTTTACTTGGAAAAAACGGCGCATGCATATGTCAATTACTTGTGTAAATATGCATTTAGTGACAGGGATTTTTGCAGAAAGGGAAGCTATGTGTATTAATGCTGGAGAACTGCCGGACGGAACAAAAATACCCTGTCGCGAATGCTGGCAATGCAGGGAAAGAAAAGTTGATGATTGGGTCGGTCGCTGCATTGCTGAAAGCAAAACTTCAAAAGATGCGCATTTCATCACGTTAACCTATGGTCGTGATGAGAATAACGAAAGTGATCACTTGCGATCTGCTGTTTTGACTTACTCTGATGTGCAAAAATACTTTAAGTTATTGAGATTTCGGGGTTACAAATTTAGGTATCTAGTAGTCGGTGAGTACGGCTCTATGAAGGGCCGCTCACATTGGCATTTAATAATGTACTGGAAGAATAAAGTACCGCCTCATGAGTTGAGCGTAGCGGGAAACGATATAAGATTTAATAACGATAGTTGGCCA